CCCGAACGGATTGGCCCCAATCTGTTCATTGTATTGATACCAGTTTGGACCCGGTTCAATTGAACCACTCAGAGCACCACCAACTGGACGCGCTATCACAAACAACATCTGGATAGTCTGAGTAGCCCAGGCCCGGCCTGTGATTGTCTCGCACAAGCTTCTTGTACGTGTGATCATATTCGAAATGACAGCATCGTCATCTGAAAAATCAACACGCAAATATTGCTTGACATCGCTCAACGTTACAGGCTCTATTGTTGGTGGTGTAATCACCTTGACTGAACTACTCATAACTCATTGCTCCTATACAGCCGCTGGCATGAAGCGAGGCTCACCAGCCTGAATAATTACATCATAGGTACAACCGGTAGCAGGCGATCCTGTGACCGTGGTCACAACGCGAATATAGCGTTTGCCTCCGATATACCCAATCCGCTGATTGATTGCAGTTGTCGCGCTTGAAATGGCAGAAGGCTGAGCATTGCCGACTTTGACAGGAGTGAAAACGGTAGCAGATGTCGCGGCCCATGCGACCAGATCAGTTGTCGCGACATTCGTGAACGTCGAATTGTCGTCGCTCTCCTGAATGGTTGGTGTTAATGTGCCATCTGTCCAGGTTCCTGCAAGCAGGTAAACCGTTGCTCCGTTATAGGAAGCCAGATCAACACCAGGGCTTGTCTGTGTGGTTTTTACCGCAGGCAACGCTGACAAGCCAGTGAAAAACGTTCCCGTTTCCTTTGTGACAATATCACGCATTTTTCTTTATCTCCCTTGCAAGGGTGTCAGACCGCTTGCAGATTATGTTTACAGGTTTGTGTCAATTTGGCTGTTATAAAATAACCACCAAATTGACAAGGTGTTCTGCTTTATGCAACAGCCTAGCTTGTCGCGGTTTTGAGGAAACGAAACGCTTCAGGAAGTAAAACATCACCACCCACCCGCATGCGAGCGATGAACCCGACCAACCCCTGTTCAGCGTAGAGTTCGTTGAGTTGGCGCATGTTCATCGTGATCCGATCTACGATCATGTAGTTGGAGAAATCACCAACGGCAATTGGATAGGTATTTGCTCCGATCTCGTCCATGTCAGGCATCTCAATGTATGGCCTGTTGTAAATGGTTGCAGGAAGATTATCAGAACCGAAAGGCATCCAGAGCGGACGGCCTTGCGTGTCTTTAAATAACCTGATCTGGTTGAGCGTGCCACGCGTGAAGATATAGGTGCTGTTGGCGTCGTACGCCTCTTTCAAGTCCATCGCGACGTTCAAAATGCTATCAGCCGTGATCGTGCTGGACTGACCGCTCGCAACATATGGAATGGCATCAGTGACATTATTCTTCCCGGCAGAGCCGCCGCTGTAAGAAGCAGAAGCTTTGATATTGTAAGAAAACAACCCGCGAGGCTTACCGTTGCCATTGCCCCGGATGAAGGCGTTGCCTTCTAGTTGCGTGAACTTCAGCGTCAAGCGTTCTTTGATGAATGACTCCAGGTCAAAGAGCGAGTCTTCCAGGTTCTGCTCTGAAATGCGAAGGCGACCACGCATTTCATGCACCGGAATGTTGATCATACCCACTGAAGGATCATTGGAAGCTGTATAGCTTGATTGCTCAGTTGCCCAGTATGCATCAGTATCATTTGCCAATGAAGGCATCTGAACTTTTTCACCACTGGTTTGTTGAACCCGGCAAATCCCACGCACTTTTGAAATGAGGAGTTGGTATTCCTTCAACTCATTCATGAAATCAGTCGCGGCAAAGAAACCACCGGTCGTCGCGTCACCAGCATATAAATCCTTTTTCTCGGCAGGCATATAAGCATGGACAATAAGAGACTTCTCCTCAGGTGTGAGCATGTCCAGATTGCCTTGCTGCTTCATGGCTTTAATGAAAGCGACGTGGTGCTCAGAACGCTCTTTCTTTTCCCCTGCAAGGGAAGGGCGGGCTTTTTCAATACGAGCCTGGTCAATGCGGTCCATCAAAACATTGATACGGTCATTCATTTTGTCGATGGACTCTTTATACTCGCCCGGCATCTGTCCAGTTTTTGAGGTGATTGCTTCACCAAGTCGCTTCTGTTCTTTGTCCAAAACATCTACTCGCTCACGTAGCCCATGAGCAAGAGACTGGACCTCATCCATGATGTCATTTAATGTAGGCATTTCCTTATGTCCTCTTGTTTATACAAGTATGATTATCGAATAATTTTGAATGTTCTCATTGCAGCAGCAAGTTCGTCCTCGCTCACAGTATCCTCAGTGGATGAGTGTGTCGTTTTGGATCTGCGTGTCACAGTAGACGAGGCAGATTTTCCTTCTTGCTGACCTGGATCAGGCGTTCCTTCACCATCTCCATAGGCAGGCTCTGATCCCTGTATGACAGTAGCGAAATCGTCAGCGGCGGTGTGGACTGCCTTTATCTGAGACATCGCTCGCTTCATGGCCTTTGTCGCTGTATCAGCGATGTCATGGAGATCCGCAATATGATTATCAATATGGCTTTGAGTATTTTTGCTGTTAGCCTTCCTTGCAAGGGAATGACTGTTTGACATGTAGCCATCGTAGTAGCTATCAGATGAACCATTTTGCAATGTGTTTGCCGCTGGATTATACGAATAAGAAGTATCAGAGATATATTGACTCAGATTGCTTTCAATGGCCTGTGGAACAAACTTGCTCATGACCAGTTCTTTGAAAGCATCTAATGCGTCAGAAATATCAGAAGCAGGCTCATCACCAATCGTGAAGGCGTCGAAGACTGCTTTGGACAATGAGCACAGATAAACATCTGACCAGTCTTCCAGGCAGTCCTGAGCCATTTCTTCGTTGAAATGATCCTGAACCGTTTTCTTTTGTTTGGGCTGTTGTTCAGCCTGTTGTTGTGTATTCATTGTGTTGTTTTTTACTCCTGTAACCACGGCTTCAGGGTTCATGGGGAAGGTCACAATACTGCCTTCCCACAAGCGCACTTCGACCAGATCGCGAACCGTCTGACCATCGACTTTGACATAATCAGCCTTGATGGTGTCATAGCCCATGCTTTGCTGGAAGATATAGCCCTTCTTCAGGCCGCTATAAGCTTCACGGCCTTTCTGGATATCCAGATCAAGCTGCAACTCGACATACAGGCCAATGTTATCTTCTTTTGCTTCTGTATAGCCGCCTATGGGGTTATTTGTGTCGTGTTGCCAGAGGACAGGCATCAGATATTGTTTCTTATTGGCCTTTTTATATTCATATTTATTTTGCAGTGTACGCTTAAATGCGCCCGGTCTGACTCTATCGCCACCTTCATCCACATTATCAAATGTGCTTAAATAGCCACGAACAATACCATTGGCATCATCAAATTCTTTGATTGCAAAGGCAAAAGATTTTTGCTCTCTCACCCTTGCAGGGGTAGCAGTCGTATTCATCTGAGTGTTGCCTCCATAAAGGCTCTATAATCGCTTTTTAGGGCTTTGCGATGTCCAGGCATACGGTTGACAGGAAGGACGATAACATGCTGCTTCTCATTATCCTCAGACTCATCTGTATCATCTTCTGTATTGCTTGAGACTCGACGAAAGAAAACAGTGCAGCGGCAATTTACAACATTTCCGGCTGAAGCTGATGGATCTCCAGGTTGACTCATTTTCTCGCCATCAACGGTAAAATCATCATCCATATCCACTTCCTGACCATCTGCCTCAGCGTGTGCAGGTCGAGTTCTGGCATCTTCAGTTGCTAGCCAGACTTTCTTCAAGGTCAGATCAGACTGTTTTGCAGCCTGAATAGCGGCCCAATTACTCGTTCCTATCACCTCAGTTCTGGCAATAACCGTACTTCTGTTTGGAATGATTTGCTGTAAGTACAGACTATCAATCCTCTTTGCTAATTGTGGAATACTCTCACCATTGGCAACACCATCTGATAGTTCGCTCTGAATATGTGCGCGTGTTGTGTCGTTGATCTGAGTGACCTTCTTAGCCGCCATAGACAATAAATGTACAAGCGCATTGGATGAGAACCATTTAATAAAATTAGAAATAATGTCTTTCTGTTCAGTCGGTCCAGATCCTGCTTTCAATTCTTTCAAAACATCAGATCCGATATCCTGACCCACATCCTGATAAATTGAGACAAGGACATCTTTCAGATCATCTTCCTGTGCATTCAATGCATGTTCAGCTCTGATATCTGCTGAACTTGGCAATGCTGCATTCTTGATCGCATCGACAACAGTTTTTTGCTCTTCTTTGAAATAGTCCTGCAATCGCTGTTCAGCTTTCCCATACCAGCGTTCGCGAGCGGACTCTACTGAGTCTGCATACGCTTTCTTCTGCTCTGAGGTTTCCAGGTTAAGAGCCTTAACATCCCAATTGCGACCAGATTTGCCGCCGCCGCGAGGATTGCTGTTAGCAGGATCTGGTTTATTATCACCTTCTGAATTATCTGGCTTATCATCTGGTTTGTCCTCATCGTTCTGTTGGTCATCCCCTTGCAAGGGGACATCCAACGGTTCAGGTTGTGCAGGTGGTGGAGCTGCTGGTGTGGTCAGGCTCTGTTCTGCATATTCCATGAGGTTATTTGCAGGAACAAGAATGCCACCAATTCTGAAGATCTTGCCCTGACCGCCCGGTACAGGAGGCAATTGAGCCAATTCACGCGCCTCATCTTGCATCATCAGGCCATTCATCCATAAATTGGAAGCGCGTTCTGACTCTGCTGTGAGTTTGGCCTGCAAGAGCGACGCAATGACCTCGACGGATTTCTTGTCATAGTAGAGATACGCGCCACTGGAAGCCAGATCTGGGTACATCTGGACAATCCATGCATTCTGAAGTGCATAGTATTTATCCAGAAGTGGAAAGATTGCTTCTGTATATGCAGCTTGTTTGGCCTGTTCGTAGTTGTCATAAGTGGTGCTTGATGTATCACCTATAAGCTGAGGTGGTAAGAAATAAATATCAGCAATCGAACCACCATTGAACTTGATCGCATCCAGCCAATCCATCTGGTTTG